TACCATGGAGAGGTATGTAAAGTATGCAGTACAACTAAACGCCAAAAACGGGATAACCGGTGTGTTACCTGTCTAAAAAACAGACAGGGAAAATATAATATTGAACTCAGAGAAAAGAACTTCATGGCGAAACATGGGGTTTCATATGCTCAAAGACAACAGATGTATGACGAGCAAGCTGGGCTTTGTCGTATATGTGAAACTCCCGGTAGTATAGAATTAGCTGAGAAAGGTGCCGCCATGACAGGACGCCTTTGTGTAGATCACTGCCATAAGACCGGAAAAGTTCGTGGTTTAATATGCAACAGTTGCAATATTGGTCTAGGTGTGTTTAAGGATAATGTAGAAGTTTTACAACGAGCAATAGAGTATCTCAAGGAGTAGCCCCTTGGCTAACAACGGCGCGAACATTAACGCGAATGTCGGTATCAATGTTAGCGAAGGCGGTCTGGCCAAGGTCATTGCTGACCTCGATGCAAAGATCGAAGGTACTCTTTCCAAGATCGCAAAGCTGGGCGATGTAGCCCAAGGTACTGCGGGCAAGATGACCCAGAAGGCCAAGAAGGACCTTGGCGATATCGACATCAATGTCAAGCAACTCCAGCGTGCAGTCCAACAGTTGCAGACCCTGACCAATGCTGGTCAGCGTGGCACCAAGAACAACATTGCCAACCTCACTGGTGGTCTGGACGACGCAAAGATTGCACGCTCTGTTCGTGCGGTCAACGAGTTCAAGCGTAGCCTCGATGAGTCGATCACGACCAGTGATAAGCTCAAGGCACGCATCAATGCTATTGATACAGAGACGGCTAACCTTGCTCGTACTGGACAGAACCAGAGCGCTGCCCGTCTGCGTCAGCAGGAGCAGTTAAACACTACTCTCAAAGAGTATGAGGGCCTGAACTCCAAGCTTAATAACACGACCGCCAAGGTTGGTTTCCTGTCGCCTGATAGTCAGCGCAAGATGGAAGCTATGGTTTTGGAAGGCCAGAAACTTCGTCAGGTATTTAACGATCTGGCTGGTGATGGTCGTCGTACCAACTTCAACTTCCTGACGGAAGCAATGAAAACTCTTACCCTTGAGATGGATAAGCAAATTGCTGCGCTCCAAACTCAGGAACGGCTCGAAGTTAAGATGGCTAATGCCACTCGCGACCGTGCGCGTGAGCTTCTGGCTGTGTCCACTAATCAGCGTCAGACCAACATCGAGCGTGGCTCAGCCAGTGCGATGGGTAAGCTGACTAACAATCAGCAGGGTCTTGGTTACGCTCTCGGGGATACTGGTCTGGAGACTCGTCTCACTCGTGCGAGTGCTGGCTTTGCTGAGGCCAAGCGTCGCCTTGAAGCTGCAATGTCCACGACCTCGGGTGCTACCGACAAGGAGATTGCAAAGCTCGTCACGCAGATGGAGTTCTTTGATCGTAAGATCATTGAGACGATTGCCTTGCAGGGCCGTCGTGCGGCTGATGCGTCTGCTTTCAACAAGCAGGAAGCTGCGGCTATTGAGCAGACTATTGCCAAGTATGACCGTCTGGCTCAGGTTGAGAAGCGTATTCGTTTCAAGGAGGTCAGTGATGGTATCCGAGACAGTGAGAAAGCCCTCAAAGATTTCGACAAACAGCTTGCTGGACTTGATGCAAACGGAAAGATCAGCCCACTTAAGAAAGCTTTCCAAGGATTGCTTGGGGATGGTGGCCTTGGTCTTATTGCTCGTGTCGGTATCTATGCTACTGTCTCTACTGCTATCTACAATGTCATTGGTGCGCTAAAGGATGGTGCCAAGTTTGCTATAGAGTTCGAGGACAAGCTTGCTACCTTGCAGGCTATCTCTGGTGCAACCAACACGCAGTTGGCGGGACTCAGTGCAACGATTCTCGACACTGGTAAGAACTCGCGCTACGCCGTGGTTGATCTGGCCGAAGCTGCTACCCAGTTGGCTCAGGCTGGTTTCTCGGTTGCCGATACCCAAGTTGCTCTGCGTGCCGTATCTGACTTTGCTGCGGCTTCTGGTACGAGCATCAAGGAGTCGAGCGATCTTATCACGAGCGCGCTGGGTGCCTTCCAGATGCAGGCGTCTGAAGCTAGTCGTGTGACTGATATCTTCACGGCTGCGTTGAACCGATCCAAGCTGACCAGCCAGCAGATTGCTCAGGCTATCCAGTACGTCGGTACGACTGCCTACGAGCAGAACATTTCGCTTGAGCAGTTGGTTGCTACCGTTGGTTCGGTGGCTGCTGCCGGTGTGCGTGCGGGTTCCACTCTGGGTACTGGTTTCCGTCAGTTGCTGGTTGACCTTGCCAACCCGACCGAGAAGCTCAAGACAGAGTTGTCCAAGCTGGGTCTGAGTGTTGGTGACGTGGACGTCAAGAGCCGTGGCCTGACTGCGGTTCTGAATACCCTCAAGGATTCTGGCTTTGGTGCGGCTCAGGCTTATCAGGGTCTGGAAGTTCGTGCGGCTGCATTCTTCTTGGCTGCGAAGAACAACCTCGATGTCTCGCAACAGTTGCAGCTTGCTGAGTCCGAGCGTGGTGTTGCAATGATTGCAGCAGAGCGCGCCATGGATTCACTGTCGGCTCAGACCCAACGGTTCTACAACATCTTGGGTAAGATCGCATCTGATGCTGCTCCGCTTGAGTTCTTGAAGAGCCTGACCCGAGCAGCGGCTGATCTTGCCGAGGAGTATAGTGCTACCTCCGAAGAGTTCAAGAAACTCAAGGAAGCTGACCTCAGCGGGGCTAACGGTTTGTTCGCTCAGATTCAGGCCCAGACCGAGGCGTGGTACAAACAGGCTAACGAAGTACAGAATGTCGAGACGGCACTGTATAAGCTCATCACCACTGGTAGTATCTATGGTGAGACTGCTGACAGGATGAAGGTAGAGAATGAGAAACTGGCTACTGCCAGTGCTAACTCTGCTGACGAGTTGAACAATCAATCTACTAAGGTTGGCGAAGTTGCCAACGAGTTTCAGAAGCTGATTACGCAGGGGGGTTCCTTGCGTAATGATAGCGTTGAGACTGCCATTGTTACTAACAGCCTGACCTCTCGCTTCGAGGGTCTGACCAGTATGCTTGGTAACACTGCTAATGGTTATGACAATCTGGTTATTGCTATGAAGCGCTATCAGGCTCAGCAGCTTGTTACCCTTAGTAATAAGGCTGCTGTCGATGCAGATCAGAAGGGGCGTCAGTTCACTGGTCTTAGCAACCAGCTTAACAGCCAAGTCGATCAGATTCGCTACAGCAAGGAGTACAGCCGTCTGGCTCCTGATTCGCGTGAGCGTCTGGAAGGATTGTTCCGAGGGGCCGCCGCTGGTCAGGCTGGTGCTGTGCAGGGTATCTTTGAATTTGCTGGACGCCTCAAGGCTCTTAACCCCAGCCTTGGTCAGTTTGCTGAGAGCATTCGCCGCACGGCTCCTGTGTTCTCTGATCGTAACGCTACGCGTGTTCAGGGTCGCGCTAGTCAGCGACTTGCTGCGGATGCTACCATTCAGGCTGATCCTCGTTTCCGTCAGCAGCAAGATCGTTTGGCCAGTATCAATGGCCGTCTGGGTGCTGCCCTAACTACTGCCACTGAGCAGACCGCTGCTCAGCGTGCAGCTACGATGGCTCCCATCGTTCGTGACATTGATGCGAGTATCGCACATATTGACACACTCATTAACCAGAACAAGGGCAAGGAAGCTGTCCTTCGTAACTTGAATAATCAACGTCAGGAGTTTGTTGCAGCCCGTACGCAAGCTACAGGTACTGCCAAGGCTACTGCTAAAGAGACAAAGGCAGCAGAGCGTGAGGCAGCTAAGGCAGAGCGTGAGCGTAAGAAGCAAGAACGTGCGGCTGCTAGTGCTGCTCGTCAGTTCAATAGTAACGAGCTTTCTGCTTCGCAGGCCGGTCTGCGTGCTGCTGATAAAACTCTTGCTGCGTTCCTGAACGGACAGGGCCAGAACTTTAACATCAAGAACATGGACGAACTGTTCGAGCAGGGTGATGATGCCTTGAGCGAGTGGATCGATGCGCGCAAGGCTGTTCTGTCTGATGCAATCAAGAAAGCTGGTCTGACCCAAAGCCAGATTAAGGAACTGACCGAAGCAGCGAACGATGAAATTGCTGCCAAGCAACAGGCTACCGTTCAGCGTCAAGTCGAGATTATCGACAAGGCTGTTAACAGCTTCGTGGAACGTTCTGGCCGTCGTATCGAAGCTAGCTATAACATAGCGACGGCTGAGCTGGATAATCAGGTTGCTCGCCAGAGTGGTTTAACTACCGGGCTTAGTAATCCTCTGCTTGGTATTGTACCCAAGAGTACGCAGGTTGTTCAGCAGCGTCAGGCTGATCTGGCTCAGTATAATGCTGACCTACAGAAAATCGGTAAGTACGACAGCCGTATTGGTAGCTTCACTGGTGGTGAAAACGAGAGCCGTATCAAAGAATACAACCTCGTTATCGAAAAGATCACCGAACAAATTGACGAGATGCAGAAGCTTAAAGACGAGTCTGATAAGATTGCTGCATCTAGTGAAAAGGGTAGTGAAGCTTATCGTAAAGCCATGATCGATTCTGCAGGTTATAGTGAAGCTGTGACTCGTCTGGGTGATACGTTTACTACTGTGAATAACAAGGCTCTGGAGCTTACCAAAGCTAACGATAACCTGCGCGCTCAGTACGAGGCTTTTGAACTCAAGCCTAAGACCTTCGGTGAGGGTTTGCAGAACTCCATTCAGGGTTTTCGTATCGAGAACAACATTGGTTCCTCGTTGCAGGATCGTCTCATTGGCAACATTGACGGCGCACTCGATACGGCTCACCAGAGCTTCCAAGAGTTCTTCTCTGGTGTTGTCACTGGTACGAAGTCGGTCGGTGCCGCGTTTGGTGACATGGCCAAGGCAGTGATTAGTGCTATCGTGTCAATGGCGGCGAAGGCGGTTGCTACCCAAATCTTCGGTCTGTTGCTCAGCTTCATTCCGGGTATGGCTGGTGGTGGCTCCAACCCCGGTGGTATTGGAAGCAATAGTCTGTCTAACAATCCATTCAACATTCGTGTGTGGAATGGTGGTCCTATTCCGGGACCTGATGGTAGCTACGTGCCTGAGCGTCGTATTGGTGGTGGCGCAATCACTGGTGGTTTGCCCACGCGCGATAGCACTCTGGTCCATGCGGCCAAGGGTGAGTTCATGCTTCGTAACTCGTCAGTCAAGAGTATCGGTCATGAGTTGTTGAATGACATGAACAACCGTGGTGCGACTGCGCTCAACAAACTGCGGGGTAGTAACATTGTCATGCCTCAATCTCGTCTGGACTCCAACGTTTATGTTGTGCTTCCCGAAGAGAGGCCGCAGCTTGGTGAGAATGATATTCTTGCTATTGTCAGCCGCGACATGCTACGTGGTGGTGCTACGAAGCAACTCGTTAAACAGATTTCATCGGGAGGTTAACTTGGCAGGTAACTTTGACTACTGCCCTAAATCACGAGTAGTGACAGAGCTTGCGCCTGACGAGACGGACGTGATGAGCATGAATGGTTGGCAGTTCTCGTCTCGACCCCGTACACCTTATCGGCCTTCGTTCAAGGTCAAACTGAGTGGTATGCGTTGGTATCTAAACAGTGCTGGAACTGCACTAGATGTCACGACCAATCCTACCATCAACGCTGGACGGTTACTTAATTTCTACAAGCTTAACCGCAAGTGGGATACCTTCTCATTTCCACATGAGTATCTGGGTATCATCATTTGTAGGTTCAAAGACCCTGTGAATATTCCTGTGGCAATCCCAGACTCTGGTGGACTTATTGAAGCATTCGAGGTAAACCTTATTCAGCATAATGCTTCTTGGACTATTTAATGCCAGCTATTCCTGCAACCCATATCAGTGATGCACACAAGCTAATTGCTGATGCAAAGATTGACCTCTACGAACTGACCCCTAGTATTGGGTCCGGTACGCTTCGTTTCAAGAATGACTCCAATGAACGCTGGCTGGGCAACGACTATACTGGACTACCAGTGAAGTTGTCAGGTGAGACGTTCACGAGTCAAGGATCAGCGCCACAGCCCTCACTACAGATTGGTGATATGGGTGTGAACCTGTCTCCGTTCAAGCCGTTGATCTTTAATGGTGGAATGGATAATGCTCGCATTGTTCGCTACCGTGTCTTGCTTGATGATCTAATTAACAATCGAAACATCAAAGAAGTTTCAGTGTATCGTGTAAAACGTATCGAGTCCTACTCGGTATCACAGATCACTGTTAGTCTAGCTGTGTTCTCGCCTAGTGGTCCGAGCAGTATGCCGTTTAGACAGTTTGTTCCCCCTGACTTCCCATTTGTGGTGCTGTAATGGATTATGAGAATCTGATCGGTCGTGCCTACGACCCTGTTAGTGCTAACTGCTTCACCCTGTACCGCGATCTGTACAAGCAGAACTTTGGTATCGAGGTCCCCCACTACGCTGTTCCTAATGATTGGGACCCAGAGAAGCTCGACCTGATTGGCTCGCTCTACAAGGACGTGGGCATGGAGAAGGTTGATACGTGGGACCTGCAACCGGGTGACGTTCTTGCCACCGCAGTTGGCTCAACCAACCCTAACCATCTGGTGATCTATGTTGGCGACAACAAGATTATCCATCATAAGCTGAATCTCCTCTCGACCGAGGAAGCGTGGCGACCCTTCTGGAAGATGGTAACATGCTACGTCCTGAGACACCCTGACGTACCGGACCTGACTCCGGTGCTGCCGGATATTACCATTGAGGACTTGTTGAAGTCGCAACAAATTTTGGGCTAGATTTCTATACAAGTATATTACTTATATATTTTTTTACGCGTAGGGATGATGTTGAAAAAATATATATAAGGGAAGAGAGATATGGATAAGCTTCTAGAATACCTGAACCCCGACGACAAACACGAACGGTGTGGTCTGATCCTTAACGACGGTCAGATCATCGAGGTGGATAACGCCCACGGCGATCCCGAGCATGGGTTTGAGATTCCTGCCGAAATGTTGGTTCGTCATGAGAAGAAACTCAGCGGCACTTGGCACACACACCCAAATGGTACGAGCCAGTACAGCCAGATGGATCACCTTGGGTTTTCTCAGTGGCCGCAACTTACTCATTTCATTATCAGTCCCGCTGGTGTAATAGGTTATAAGGTAGTCAACGGAAGCGTCGTATATGCAGATTAAACTTCATGGCCATATTGCAACGGAGTACCCCGATGATTATTTCATCGAGGCCGCTACCGTGGCTGAGGCCATTGAAGGTTGGTCGCGTCAGGTTGGGTTCTATACCCATCTTCCTATCGAAGATCGACCGGTTCTGCGCGTGCTTGGGTTCGACACTCCCGAGAGTCTAACCGAGCGTACGGAACAAAAGGTGATCCACCTTGTTCCAGCTATGATAGGCGGCGGAGGTAACTTCGGCAAAATCCTCATCGGCACGGCTTTGATCGTGGCCGGTGTTCTGGCATTGCCCAACTTGGCAGTCGGTGGCGCACTGATCGGTGCGGGTATCGGTATGGTCTTAGGTGGTGTCATGGGATTCTTTGTCAAGGCACCTACGCTGTCGAAGGACAACGACCCGGAGGCTTCCAAGTATCTGGGTCTTAGTAATAACACCCTAGAGATTGGAACGCCTATTTCTAACTGTTACGGCGAGGTGGCCAAATACGGTCACGTTCTCGCACTCAACGTTGACTCCAACGATATGATTACAGGTACGTTTCCTACATCTCCAACCTAAAGGTCAATAATGATTACTGAAATTCTCCAAGACCTACAGCTTCATGCCGACTCCGAAGGTAATCTCAGCCGTGCGCGATACCGTGAGAATGGTTCGTTCTCTACCGAGAAGATCGAGAGTGTGTTCGGTTCATTCCGTGAAGCACGGCGACAGGCGGGTCTTGAACCCACTCGTGGCCAAAAGCAGGTTCTCAACCAGATCGCCAAGCACGTCAGCCATGACGACTATCGGCAGTTCGTAGTAGATCGAAAGGACTATGGTGACAAGTACCGACGCCCCGACTCCAAGCGTTTTCAATCAATGCTTGTCTGTACTGATGTCCACGATATCGAGTGCGATCCTTTCTGGCGAAGGGTTTTCATTGACACGATCCGGCGTGTTCAGCCTGATATCCTTATCTTCGGGGGCGACCTGTTTGATCTGGCCGAGTTTGGAAAGTATGGTGTGGACCCCCGCGAGTGGGACATCGTTGGACGAATCAAGTGGGTCCATGAGTTCTTGCGAGAGTGCCGAGAGGCCGCAGGAGACTCAACTGAGTTTGTTTTAATTGAGGGTAACCATGAACACCGACTCCTTCGTCACCTCTCCGATGCGACGCCAGCGCTCAAGACGGTATTGTCCGACCTTCACGGGTTTACAGTACCTAAGCTTCTCGGTCTTGACGAGTTCGAGGTCCGGTACGTCGCTAGGGCTGACCTCGCTACCTTTACCAAGAGCGATGCTAAGCACGAGATAGGGAAGAACTACGAGGTATTTTATGACTGCTTCATGGTCGATCACTTCCCTGCTGGTGCAGCTAGGGGCGTCCCCGGTGTTAATGGCCATCACCACAAACACCTTGTTGATGCTTATTACAGTCACGTCTTTGGATCGTATGAGTGGCACCAGCTTGGGTCGGGTCATCGTCGGGCGGCTTCATACTGTGATGGGGAAAAGTGGTCAATGGGATTTGCCATCGTCCACGTCGATACCCAAGAGAAGCGATCAATCACCGAGTATGTAGATATTCGGGATTTCGCTTGTGTCGGTGGCACGTACTATGTGCGTGAACCGAGCGAAAGTTAAGCTAGACAACTAGCTCATTGTGCTGTAACTAACAGTCACCTATAGGTGGGATCGTTAGTTGCAGCACAATCTTATTGGTGGTAAAGGCGGATCGTCAGGATCGTTCAAGTCTCTACCAGATACTCTCAGGTCAAACGATTCTTTCGAGATGCTTCTGGGGCTGGGTGCTGGCCGCTGGAAGGGACTCAAGAATGGTTTGCGTTCCCTAGACATCAACGATGTTCCGCTTGAGAACGAGGACGGTAGTTCCAACTTTCAGGACTTCGCCGTCATTTTCGCGGACGGTGATCCCGCTCAGACCCAGCGCATCAACTTCAAACTTGGTGGTGGTGGTGGAACCACGCAGGTCAATCAGCAGATCGGCAACGTCAACACCGGCGTACCCGGTCCATGGGTGACGGCTGCTACTAGCACGGTCGGTGCTGACTTCATTGATCTTCGTCTGGTTATCCAGCAGCTTTACTATCAGGACAACAAGGGCATCAAGGGTAACACCATGACGCTTGAGTTGCAGATGCGTCCGCGTGGCAGCGCCAACTGGATCAATCCTCTTAGCAGCAATGCCGCCCCGACCTACGATGCCAAGAATGGTTTCGCTATCAACGATGGCTTTGATGGTAGCTTGCGTGGTTATATGTTGGCTAAGGCATGGGCCAATACGAATACATGGAACGACCCTAACCCCGGCTACATTGTCATTAACGACAAGACGACCTCTCCTGCCGTCAAGGAGTTGCGTATCGCAGTTCCTAACACTGGTGACTACGCGAACAAGTCGTGGGAGGTTCGTATCCGCCTTATCGAGAAGGATACCAATCAAGCTGATCCGGTTGATGAGAAGCGCACTGTAACCTTCGAGTCCATTGCTGCTGTTATCAAGCGCACTATTGGTGAGACGGAACCGTGGCGTGGTCTGGCATGGTTGCAGATTGTTGGTAAGGCTACCCAGCAACTTTCTGGCGTACCGGCCATCCGTGGTGTGTACGAAACCAAGATCGTCAAGACCCCTCCCTCTAGTGTGTTTAATCCTGAGTCTCGTCAGTACACGACGAATCTGTGGGATGGTAGCTATACCCTGAACTATACTGCTGATCCCGCTTGGTGTATCGCGGATATTATCGAGGACCCAATTTCAGGCATCGCGGCACTGTCTCCGGGTGCAAGCCTTGACAAGTGGGATGCACTGGAAGCTTCCAAGTATTACAGCGAGCTAGTCTCTGACGGCAAGGGCGGTTTGCATCCCCGCTTCTCCATGAACGTCAACCTTGACCAAGTTCAGAACACTAATGATCTGATGCAGTACCTTGCTGGTGCTGTGAACTCCTTGGCTGTGGATACTGGCGATTCTAAGTGGCGGCTCAAGGTTGACAAACCTGAGAACCCCGTCGCGATTTTTACTCGTGATAACATCGTTGGTGAGTTCCAGTATAGTCATACTGACGTGGACTCACGTTTCAACGATTACACGGTTAGCTTTACCAATGCCGAGAACCGGTATCAGGAAGATCGTGTACGTGTATTCGATCAGGCCCACATTGATCGCTTCGGTCGTAAGCCCACTACGATTGTAGCCGTTGGTTGTAACAACCGACAGGAAGCAATGCGTCGTGCAATGTTCCGTCTGCGTGTGTCCACTAACGAGCATCGTCTTGTCAACTTCACAACCAATCGGCAGGGTGGTCTGATCCAACCGCTGAATGTTATCATGGTGGCTGATACTGACCTCGCCTATACTGGCTCGACGGTCAACAGCCTTACCACCACTCGTATTAAGAACATCAATGGAACCACGATCACGCTGGGTGCACCGCTGCGTTTGGAGACGGGTGTTTCCTACAAGCTCAAGATTACGGTTCCCAATCCTGACTATGATCCTGACCGGACTTCTCAGCCGACTAACCCCGATTGGAAGAAGCCCACAATCGTAGTTACCCGTACAGTGACCAATACAGCCTCACAGAGAGGCGATGTCACCGTTCTGTACCTAGACACCGCTCTGCCTGCAAATGCGCCTGTGGAGGCTCCTGTGGCGCTAGAAGCGACAGGTCTGCCTAGCTTGCCCATTGCTTACCGTGTGATGGAAGTTTCTCCGGGGGAGGATGGGGAAACCTACAGCATCCAAGCACTCGTGATCGACAGCGGCAAATGGTTCGCTATGGACAACGTGAGCGAGGCTGCGCTCATGGGTCAGGTGGCAGATCAGACTGTGGCACCTCCGGGTATCCCTGCGGATGGTCTGTTCAGTGTTCGCTCATTCGAGACGGACTTCCAGATCAAGCGCGTGTTAACGATCAACTGGGATCGCCCACCCTCCTTGTTCCTCGAAGGTGTGCGTGTCGAGTACAACCTGAATGGTGGTCCGTGGATTATCCTCGACCAATCGGCACAGCAGAACTACATCGAGATTCAACAGCCCGAGAATGGTATCTATACTGTCCGTCTGACGGCAAAGGATCGTCGTGGTCGTGAATCATCTGCGGTTACTGCAAGCTATAACGTTGACGAGAACGCAAGTGATTACTCGAACTTGCAGCGGGTTGGTAAGCTGGCTGATCTACCTTCGCGTGGTCGAGCTTTTGGTGAGCGTTACACTACTGACGATCAGAACCCCAACGTCACCTTTATCTGGGACGGCACCAAATGGGTAGCTGAATCAAACTTCGTGGACAAGGCTGACCAGATTCAGTTCGAGGGCGGTGAAACGCTTGAGGAAATGAAGCCTGCGGAGGGTGGTGCTACTGTTGGTGGTACGATTGGTGACAACATCCGTAACCCGGATGGTACTCTGTACATTCCACTCACGCCTGAGCAACTGCGTGATACTACCCCGCCTGCCAAGGTTCAGAACCTTGTGCTGGATAGTGTCTTGACGGATCGTGGTGCGACTATCACCGGCTCGTGGGATGCTCCCACCGATACCGATCTTGCGGGTTATGACTTTGAAATCAAGGAAGGTACGAGTCAGTACTTCTCATACAGCACCAACCTTCCCAAATACCAGATCAACGATGTGCGTCGTAACACGACCTTCACGGCTCGTGTGCGTGCCTATGATACTTCTGGTAATCGTGGTGAGTGGAGCGACGTTAAGACCAAGGTTACGGCTCGTGACGATGTAGCTCCTGCGGCTCCGACCAACTTCAAGATCAGTGCAGCGTTCGAGACGTTCTTCCTGTCTTGGACCTCACCCTCTGATGCCGACATGGATATCATTGAAATCTATGCTGGTGCAACCAACGACGTAACCAAGGCAACTCTAATTGGCGCAAGTCGAGTTACCCCGAGTGTAGCTGCAACCTATACTCGTGCGGGTCTTGCTCGTCCTTTCACGGCTTTCCACTGGATTCGTGCAGTCGATACTTCAGGTAACCGGAGTGGCTTTACTGGTCCTGTCTCAGCCACGACAACGACTGTGGATATTTCAGACCTCACTCCCGGCCTGAACTTGGTTAAGGAAGTTAGCACGCTTCCTGATCCCACCAATTACACAGGAGCCAAGCTGGTATTCAACACCACGGATCGTCGCTTCTACCGTTACCAGAACGGTAAGTGGAATGGTAACGTGGTTGACGTGGCCGATCTGCAAGGTAAACTGTCTGGCGACCAGATTGGTGAAAACACCATCTCGGGTGAGAACCTTGTTCCTGAAACAATCACGAGCGACCTGTTCGAGAAGAACGTTCGTATCCCCGGTAACATCGTTGACATCAATGACAAGCTGATTTTTGGCTTGGATGGTTTCATCACGCCTGATGCTACCACCACTGTCAACGGCAATACGGTCAAGCTGTCCACGATAGCTCAGAACTCTCTTGTGCCCTCGCTGAACTACGTTGGTGAATTTGCCACTGCTCCCAGCCAAGCCCAACTTGGTGATCGGTGGAAGCAAAACGCAGTTTACAAGAACTCTACGGACATGCGTTCCTATGTCCTTACGGGGAGTCCGCTGGATTGGGTTATCTATCTGTCGGATGGTGTGGCGTTCAATGTTGAGATTGAATCCAGCAATGGTACTGTGTTCCGTGTTGGTCAGTCCCGTACTACCATGCTTAAGGCACGACTGTTCAAGAATGGAGCAGAGGTAACAGAGCAAGCACCTGAGAGTTGGTTCAGTTGGCGGCGGATATCTGTTATTCCACGTCAGCCACCCAACGACGATGCAAGCTGGAATGCCAAATATAAAACTGGTTACAAGCAGATTCAGATCAACGTCGATGATGTACAATCTCAAGCTACTTTTTTTGTGGACATCATAAACTGATTTAGGTAAACAAACTTTAGGAGTTTTATCACATGGCAATTATTAGTACTGGTCAGCTGACCATCGTTGACAACAATGACGCTCGGCAGATCACTGCTTATGTGCAGGCCAATCCGGGTACGCAGCAGGTCTATACCAAGGACGAATCTGCTGTTACGTTTACTCCCAACTGGACCACGGTAAACGGTAACTTGGGTCTTGAGCTTCGTGCAATGGTATATGCTTCGCGCGCAGGCTCGCCCGAAGATATCACTGGACAGTTGACTAACCGTAAGTGGACGACCGTTCCGGGTGGTACGGCGCTCGCTTCTGGTACTGCCCCGACGACTGACTTTGAAGCTGGTGGTTCACTCACGGTCAATCACTCGTCCACCCTTTCTACGCTTTTAATTAAGGCCAACCTCAAGGTTGGTAACCCGCCCGAGATTATCTACTTCGAGGGTGATTACACCGATCCTGTCACTGGTCTGGTCAGCAAGGTGCTGGCTTCCATTACGCTGTCGCAGGTTCGTACTGGTACGAACGCTGTTTACATCAACCTCCGCACCGTTGATGGTGATACCCTTGAGCCTGATGTTGGTAAAAGCACTGTTCGTGTTTATGCCGACCTCGTACGCGCTGCGGGTGTGGATGACACTGGTGTTAACTATCGTTGGTTCCAATCGCCGCATACTGCTGCCGATCAGGTTGATGGTAATCTGGCAAACGTGACTGCCAACTATGGTGCGATGACTACGGCTCAGGTTGCAGTTAATGCAGCGGGTGCTATCGGTCAGTACAATGGTGCTGCTATCACGACCTCTAATATGCCTGATGGTGCTTTCATTGACGCCAAGGGCCTGATCGTTCATGCTAACGCCGTTGTAGACGTTGGTGTGTTCAAGGTTGAGGTTCGTGACGCTGATGGTACGATCTATCAGACGTTCTTCACCCTTCGTGACGTTAGCGATCCTTACGAGGTTCGACTGATTAGTTCGGCTGGTGACAAGCTCCAGAACGGTGTTGGTAGCACGGATGTGTACCCGACTGTGTACTATGGTGCTGAGAAGCGCAACAACACGACCGGTATGCTTTTCCGTTGGTACTTCTATGACCGTGATGGTAACCGTGGTGGCTTCGTTGACACTACGCGTACGGCTGTTGCTGGTGGTCGTACGATTACGGCTAACACCACGACCACGTTTACGTTCTCTGGCTCTGCGATTACCTTCGCGGCTGGTGATATCATCAAGGCAGTTCTGTCAGGTACGGCAGAGTACTTTGAGGTTGCATCGGTTTCGGGTAACGTGGTTACTGTTCGCGCTCCTAGCAGCAATCCTTGGCTCAAGAACAGCTTCGCAACGTTAACCGCCAACAAATATCTGAACGGTTCAATGTTTGTTATTACCTCAACCCGTACGACTAATGGTACAGCAGGTCCAGACACTGATTCTAAGATCACTGTTTCTGGTGACGATATCGACGCTAAGGGTGTGATCTTGGTTGAAGTCAACCAATAAAGGTAACAAATGGCAATTATTAGTGT